TTAATCTGCGTGGAGACTGTTGAGGATGTCTACCGCCTCGCGACCGGTGCTGTCCGGGCAGAGGTGGGCGTACTTCTGGGTCATCGCGGGATTCGCGTGACCGAGCAGCAACGAGACCTTCAGCAGTGAAACACCCTTCTGCACGAGCCGCGACGCGAAGGTGTCCCGGAACGTGTGAGGCGTCACGCAGTCTCGCGTCGGATCGTCGTTGAGACCGCATGCGTCAATCGCCGACTTGATCGCCCCTGCCGCGTAGCCCCTGCACACATCCTCCGTCGCCCAGACCTTCCGACTGAGGCCGGCCGGATTCTGCGCAGGGAACACGTAGGTCCTGGGCCACGTCGATTGCCGCCGCTGCTTCAGGATCTCGTGTGCTCGCTTCGTGAGCCGCAGCCCGCCCTCGTTGTCCACCTTCGAGCGGTAGAGGTAAATCACGCCGGCCTCCAGGTCGACCTGGGGCCAGCGCAACTGCGCAATCTCCATGTACCGCGCACCCGTGTCGAGCAGTAGCGTCACCAGGTCCAGGTTATCCTGGCCCGCGACATCATCGGGACGCACGCGGCGCCGCAGTTCCTTCAGGAGCAGCGTCTCCTCATCGAGCGTGAGCCAGCGCAGCTTTCCCTTCGTGCGCTTCAGCTTCAGGCTGGCCGCGCGGTTGTGCCGGTCACTCCACACGATCTCCTTGGACGGCATCACCGCGTTAAGGCTTTTCGCGTAGCCCATCAGCGTCTGGACCAGGCCGATCTCCAGGTTCACCGTGCCGTTCGAAAGGCCCTCGGCGAGTCGCGCCGTCTTCAGGTCGACGAGCGAACCCTGCGTGACCTCGTGAACCATCAGCGTCTTGGGGAGACCGTAGCGCACGCCCAACTCCAGTTCCCACTTGGTGCCCTTGCGGACCATGCGGTCGCCGAAGAGTCGCCGGATTCGGTTGACGTTGCCCTTGTGATCCTTGTGCGTCAGTTCGGAAGCTGCCAGCCATTTCGTGGCGACTTCGTAGAGCGTGAGGCGCTTCACGCCTTCGCGTGCGAGGCGCAGGTCTTCCAGTGCCTCACGGCGACGGTCGACCTCAACCGCCTGCGCTTCGCGCTTGAGCGACGTCTTGGTGGAGCCGCGATACAGCCGCCCCTCCACCTCGAACTTGTACCACCAGACTGCGGAATCGGGACGTTTGTAGAGCATCAGACGCCTCCCGTGGAATGCGGGAGAGCCTGGGCATCACGGAGACGGAGAAGCGTCTCCAACACGGCGCCCGTGCCGTTTCCTGCCTGCGTGTGCAGGAGGGTGTGATCTTCGAATGTGCTGACGACGAAGGCATCGTCAGTCGGGTAATACGAGACGGTCAGTTCGAGGTCGCCGATGGCCGCTGCGAACCAGGGCCAGCCCGGGATGTCTTCGACAAGCTCCTCGACGGCTTCAGCGCCAAGGGCCTCAAGCGCGTTTCGTTGCAGGCTTTCCAGCGCGTTTTTTCGGATCTGCGGGTTTTCCGCTGCGCGGAAGTTTTTCAAGTGCATATGGGTCCTTCCCATACAGGGCTTCGTACACAAATGGCTTGCAGTAGTACATGTACTGCTTTGCGAACTCCACCGAATCGACCCGCAGCAGCTCCGCCCAAATGAGCATGTCATGCTCGGGCAGTTGCTTCACTCCGCGCTCAAGCTGGCTGACAAACACGGGATACCCGTAGTTGATTGCCGCAGCGATGTCGAGCTGCGTCATGCCGGCCTGTTCACGCTTGTCCTTCAACCAGCGACCAAAGCGTGCGCGAAGTTTCTTTGTCGAATCGTCAACTTTCATGGTCATGGTGCTGCTCCAAGTAACAGAGTGTTGTTAGAGTTCGCTAATGTACACCAAGACGCTTTATAATCAAAATGGCTTGACCAACTCGCTTTACTAGCCCCTCCTATTTTTCGCTTACCCCGTTAGTGCGGCGCCTCTCAGTCACCGCAGAAAGAATAGTAAGCGACCATATGCAAACTCCCAAACAATATCTCTAAATTACCATTTGGGTGTTTATAGGGTAAATCTATCGAATGCAAGCTCCCAAATGCTCACCGAGTTGACGTACACTCGCGCGGGGCGCGTGCGCCTCATTTCATGCAGGAGAGAGTCATGACGGACGCGGAATTGGCCGCTACCTTCCTTGAGCGCCTGTACAGCGCCATAGGGCACGAAAATTTGTATACCTGGGGTCGGGCGGCAGGCATCTCAGACGGCCTGTTGCAGACCATCAAGCGCGGGAGCATCCCGAAGGCCGAGGGCTTGCTCGCGATCAGCGAGGCAACCGGGCGTTCAATCGATTGGTTACTCGGACGCGTGGAGTTGGCAAATGGGAGCTTGGTTACTGCCGACCAGGCTGAGGCGAACGCGGCGAGCAGCGAGTTCGTCTACGTGCCGCGCTACGACGTCAAGGCGTCGGCAGGTACAGGCTTTTGGCTTGGCGATGAGGCGAAGGCGAAGTTCACGATGGCCTTCCGCCGGCACTGGGTCGAGCACTACCTGCATGCCAACCCCAAGGACCTGAGCGTCCTGCGGGTTCACGGCGACTCGATGTACCCCGTCCTGCATGAGGGAGACAACATCCTCATCAACCACGCCCAGACGTCACCACAGGATGGAATCTACGTGCTCAGGCTGGATGGACAGATGCTGGTCAAGAGGCTCCAGTGGGTGGGAGCGGCTACTGTCCGTGTGATCTCCGCTAATCCGGATTACCCGCCGTACGAAGTGGCGCTCAGTAGCCCAGAGGACCAGCGAGAGTTCTGCATTGTTGGCCGTGTTGTGTGGTACGGCCGGCAGCTCTGAGCTACCTCTTATAGATCTAAGGGCCCCCAGGGAGGTCAACCTGTGTCGGGTTAATCCGCGTGACGGTTTGGGCGGGCCCAGGCTGTCCTGAGCACGCGCCCTGCGAACCATCGGCGTCGGCGCCTTAGAAATAATCGCGGCTCAGCGAGTAGCCGCCGAATTCGACATGGGGCACGCGGATCGCGTCATACACCACCCGGCCGAACGCATCACGCAGACCAACACCGGTCCCCATTGCCTGCATTGCGAGGTAGTGGCCGAACGTATCGGGCAACAGGTCGCGGTCGCCGTCAATCGTGCTTTCTCGCTGCTGTGCCGCGACTGCGACAGCGTACAGCAAGTCGAGTGAGAACACGCGATCCATTCTGCATTCCGGATGCGCTCGCGCGAGGTCACGTGTGAGCGTCTCAGCGGCGCACAGTGCGGCCGGATCGGTCTCTTCGGGGGTCATGTCCATCCAGTCGCGGCCGGACGGGTTAAGGCCGGTTACGCCCGCGTCATCCCACTGGTCTGCATACGCGGAAGCGAAGAATGCACGAGCCATCGCCGCTTTGATCGTGTTGTGAGTGGTCACGACTGCACCTCCACCACGAACAGCACCGGGTTGCATGCGTCAACGTCGCGCCGTACAGCCGCCTCGGCTAGTTCCCTGTACATCAGGCGTTTCCATACGCTGAAATCAGCGCGAAGGATCACGTAATGCGTCATAGTTGCTCCGTGTGGTTGGTCTCATCAGTAGCGGCACTACCGCTAGACCCCATGCAGGGGTTTCGACCTATAGCCAACTCGCTTTACCTGCGGGCGCAATGAGGGCGCACGGCGAACACCTCCTCCCAACGGTCTTTCGCAGTGTCCGCGCTCGCGAGCACGTAAGTCCCGCTGATGTTCTGCACCCATAGCCGCAGCGTGAACCCCAAGTGGTCCCGCTTAACCGCCACGCAGGTTTCATATCCCATGCGAGGGAGTGGACGGATACCGCAGAGCGTCCGCGCCCGGTCCCGTGTCACTCGATGTTCAAACTCGACACCAAAGCCCGTGATTGATCGCTGGTTGGTCATGGTGCGCCCCTTACCGATACCAGTACGTAGCACCGTCAAATTCGACATCCGAATAATCCGTACGGATGTTCGCGGCGGTCGCTTCCCAATCGATCTCGATATAGCTCGGGATCTCGCGCGGCATGTCCCCAATGTCGGTCACAAGCTCTTGCGCGTACTCCGTGAAATAGCCGTCACGGATCAGCGTGATCGGATACCAGTCCCCTTCCCATTGGTGATCGCCGCCATAGCCCCGGATGTCGTCCAGCAGCGACTCAAGCGAAGCCAACTCGGCGGCGTCGTCCGGGTGCGTATCTGCCCACTTGTCATCGTCGCCGGAACATTCCGTCCAGTCGTCCCGGGCTTCGCGCAGTTCTTCAACGCGGTCCGTGATGTCGCGCACGTCGATAATGTCGTCGCTGCTCGTAATGTCGGTCATGCTCTTACTCCGTTTCGTTGGTCTCATCAGTACGCGCCTAACGCGTAGACACCGGGCCGTTACCACGTCCTCCTCCCGGCGTTTCGACCTGCCCGCATGCGCGGGCTAGGGAATTCAGAATGCGTCCCTGTACTGCGTGAGAACTGCACGCGCCGCCCCAAGTGCGCAGTCACATGGCTTGTTGAGTTCGAAGATCGCCGCGCACGCGCCGTTGTGCTTGTTGCCGACACCAGCGACCAGCCGGTCGAGTGCGGCCCCTAGTTCGCTATACGTCGGCAGGCCCGCGTTATTCAGGTATGCGTCAGCGTTCGCGACTGCTTCCGTTTTTGCGTTCATCGTCTTTCCCTTGGTGGACTCATCAGCGCACGCCTTACGTGCGGACCCGGAGACGTCCCGGGTTTCGTCCTTTCACCAACCAACTCGCTTTACTTGCGGGCGGCGCAAAGCTCCCGCGCCATCTCATCGCGCGTCAGCCCGAAGTGTTCCGCAATGGTTTGCAGGGCATAGCCCTTGACCGCGTACCAGTGCAAAGCGGTCTCACGTTGTGTCTTACTCAGCATCATTCATCTCCGGAATCTCGATTGCATCCGCCACTTCCGCCAGCGTCAGCGGTTCGAGTAGCTCGGCAGGCATCAGGGTTTGTCGTCGGTACAGTTCCGCTATCACCATATAACCAACTCGCTTTACTTCAGGGCGTCAAAGTACCCGGCCCGGTAGGCCAGCGAATCCCCAGACGGCGGCCGGTTCCGCATGCAGTCGTTCCAGCCCTTGCCCCACTCTTTGATTTGCTCCGCGCTCATATAAACCCCTTGGTTACAGCCAACTCGCTTTACTTTCGGGCGAGCCTATGCCCGCCCATGTCTCGTGTATCAGTGAAGGAAAAGCTTTGCGAGGGCAACGCCGCCAGTCACGAGCGCAGCACCCGCTGCAAGGAAACCCGACGCATAGGCAACCGGAGACCAACGATTCTCGCGGTTCGTCTTGATCGTTTCCGCCATGATCTTTGCGATCTCGGCGTGCATCTTTTCAATCTCGGTCTGCGTCTTCAGGGTATCCAAGGCCGGCCCCGTGGCATTGAGGTGTGGTGTGCTCATTGTAGTCCAATCAGTTCGTTGGTGATTGCTGCGTGTCGCTTACTAGCCAACTCGCTTTACTCGGCAGCGCCGTAACGCTGCGTTGGATCGAATAGTGAAGGCGTTCCGGGAACATGTCAAGCCAACTCGCTTTATACCCACTCGCTTTACTCGGGTATTCCGTGACGGCACGTGCTCCCCATGTGTCGGATTGATTGCCCGTGACGGCCCGTGAGTCGTCAGGATGGCCCGTGATCGCCTAGGGGTCGCCGTGCCCTGCCGCCCAGACAAAAAAACAGAGGCCCGCAAGTGCACGCGTGCGAACGAAAGCAGCCAATGCAGCCCGCGCCGCCCATGCGCCCCGATGACGCCTGACGCGTTCAGGTGAACCGCTGCGATGGCCCGTGACGGCCCGTGTTGCCGCGTGCTGCTCGTGTTCAACGTCTGACTAGAACTTTGATCTAAGCCGCAATCCCATTGCGAATCAATGCGTTGCATCGGCCGCACCGTGACCCGTGACGGATACCGTGCCTCCAACGCCGGCCGCGCCGCGTGTCTGCCGCTCCAGCCGAGGATTGCTTCTTTGTGCCCAGGACACTCGCCGGCCCCGCATGGGGGAAATTGGCTCGCGCGGCCGGGGACACCTTGTCACGCATTTCTGGGAGAAAAATGAGCCTGCGCTTCCTAGGGAATCCCGTGCTGCCAGAAGCCCTCCAAGACTCACCAGGAGGCCCCAGGACGGGCCGCCGCGCTTTCGTAATACCAAATCGTCAGCTTCGTGTAACATGCCCGCCTCGAACGATAAGAGGACAACAATGAGATTCGCGAGGACCACACGAAAGACCGCCACCGCTGCGCTCGTCGCGTGCATCGCGGCGGCTGTTCCGGGGATTGGGGAAGCCGCTATTGCTGGCGTTGACGCTGTGGCTGAATGCAGCAGCACTGGCGCGATGGCTGGCAAAGTCGCGGTTGCGCTCAATGCCGGCACATACACCATCAGACAGCTCCAGACTGAAGCAGCGAAGGCGACCGGCACCCGTGCCCGCAAGCTCAACTTCATTCTCGAACAGGTGCAGACCGGACAGGCGGCTGGAGAGGACGACCCGCTGCTGTACGCCTCGCATACTGCTGCCTTGTGCATGCTCGGCAGGTAAAACCGGAGGGATCTCGTGAACATCAAGACTGCTGTTGCGGCCCTTGCCCTACTCGCATCTAGCGCAGGCCATGCGGCGACAACGCTCGCAGACGCAGCTGAGTGCAAGATACGGGGTGAGCTAACTGGACGTGTGGCGTCTGCACTCAACGCCGGGACCGTCACACTTTCCGATGTTCAGGCCGAAGCTGCGAAGGGCAGTGACCGTGAGAAGCAACGCTTGAACTTCACGCTCTCTCACTACCAAGCCCTTCGCAACCAAGGGGAGCACGACCCACTCGCATTCGCCGCGAGCGCAGCGGCAACTTGCATGATGGGCCGCTAAAGCACACTGCCCGTCAGAGGTGGTAGTAGTCGTGGTGCTGGTGGACCAGTTCACCGTCGAACGTGCGCAGCGCATAGTCGCCCGCCGCATTCCGAAGACACCCTTCGATGAACTCTTCGAGGAGCGCTTCCTCCTCGGCTTCCTTCATCTCCTTCGCTGCCTGGTTGACGTCGACACGGAGCGTGTTGACCAGCTCGGCCACTGCGCCCGCCAGCGCGTCCAGACGGTCGTCGTGTGACAGGCAGTTCCGCTCGCGCGTCACGTGGGTCAACTGGTACATCAGGACGCCGTCGGACGCCACGCGCTCGTCCACGACCAAGCGGTGCGTGGTCATGACCGGTTCGAGCGTCTCGATGATGCGGACTTCCTTCTGCGTCCTACTCCACTCGGCTTCCCGCACCGTGCAGGCTGCGGTATCTCCGGGCTTCTCAGCCGGCCACACCTTCGCCAGGATCGGCTCAAAGGCATTGATCCAGACCGCACCTGCGTAGTTCGGCTCGACGACGATCTCGTGGACCTTGTGGTTCTTCGCGGCGGCAGCAATCGCCGCCATCGCCGTCCCCGGGTCGCCCGAGACGCCTCCGGTCTCCACGGCGTACAGCATGCCGTTGAGCGTCTTCACGATGGCCCAGGCCGTCTCGTCCTTCCCGCGCCCCGAGGGGTCAACGAAGAGGAGAGACTGCTCGTACTCGCGCCACTCGCTGTCGACGAACAGCGGCGCCAGCCACGAGTCGCCCGTGAACCCGTAGTTCATTAGGTCGATCCGCTTGTTCCGTCCGTTGGAGTCGTGGCCCCACTGGACGATCTGCGGCGCCTTGAACGGATTGCAGGCCATCACGATTAGGTCGTGTTGCTTCAGCGGGTAGCGCTCTGCATCCGAGAGAGACGTATCGAGCTGGAACTGGAGCGCGAAGTAGGAACGTCCCTTCGACTCCCGGTTCTGCAACTCCATCTCGTTGAAGCGCTCAGGGTCTGTGGGCTTCCACTGGAGGTCCGCGTCCAGGTCGACTGCCCGTGCTCGCGGCGACAGGCAATCGATCTCCGAACCGCCCTCGCGTTTGAAGACGTAGGACTGGCGCTTGTCCGGCATCGGATACCGGGCCGGCAGAATCCATCCGGTCGCGCCCATCTCCTTGATGAGCTTCGTGTAGATCGACTCTTCGGTCTGGGGCGTGCCCAGGAAGATGACGTCAGCTCCGCCCGTCACCTTGATCGCGGCGAACTCGTTGGTCTTGTGGAGCAGGCGCTCACGCGCTTCCTCAGTCCGAGAGTTGTCCGTGACCTCGATGTCGTCCGCGATGATGAGCGTTGCGCGGGAGCCGGTGATCTGGCCGGTGATACCCACTGCCTTCACGGAAGGCGACTGCGAGATGGATGCGCCGTTGACGTCGAAGGACCAGGCGGTGTCCCGTTGGTCGTCGCGCGGGCGCATGTGCTCGAAGACATCCATCGTCATCAGCAGCGTCTTCGCCATCGAGACGAATTCCTTCGCCTTCGTACCGGACGCGGAGACGACCAGGATCTTCTCGCTGAACGCTTTGCGGTACAGGCGCCACAATGCGAAGCCAGCGGTCAGGTAGGACTTCCCGATCCCCCGGAACGCCTCGATGATGTCTTCGCGAAACTTCTTGTCCGGCTCGCCCATTCGGCGACAGCCAGTACGGTCGGGCTCAACTTCTTCCGGACCAAACCATTCGAAGATCGAACCGTCGTCGCGGACGCCGTAGCCCGCCCATCCGTGCTGGAGAAAGTACGCAATGTCGTACTGGGCCGGCGTCGGCTCCGGGAGCGCCATGTGCTCCCAGATCAGGTAGGCCATGTTGCGGAAGTCCCCAGCAAGCGGATCTTCCGTGTCCCACCACCAGGGGCGCCCGCTCAATTAGGACGTGCCCCGAACGGCATACGCTTCTCGTACTGCGCCAGCATGCCCTGAGCCTGTCCAGTCTTCGGCAGCGGGTCCTTCTTCGCGTTCGGGTCCAGGAGGTCCTTGAGATACGCACGGACCACGGAGAGGAACGAGGAGTCGGGTGTGTCCTTCAGGATTTCACCCGTCCCCGGGTCAGTCACAGGGGCGCCTTCCTTCGTCAGGACCGGGCGCCCCTCCAGGCCATTCAGCAGACACTGCTCAAACTTCTGCTGGATCGCCGTGCGGTTTTCGCTCACTTAGTGTTGGTTGTTAGTTTCCTGCGCCGCCTGCGCGGATGTGGATCAGCTTCTCCAGGAATTGCTCGCCGAGGACCGACGATGCAGCCGCGAGACCAAGGACTGCCATCTGGCTCATGCCGGGGACGAATGCCAGAAGCGAGCCTGCTGCGACAGCCAGGCCCGCGCTTACGATGGCCCGCCCGATAGCGAGCCGCCAAGTGAACTTCTCGTTGGAAGCCAGGAGCTTCCCCAGGCCGATGATGACGCCCATGCCGATCAGTACTGCAAGGAACTGACGGAAGGAGAACTGGTCGGTCATTACGCGGCCGTGGCCTCCGGCGTCTTCTTCACGGCCTTCTTCGTGGGTGCGGCATCAGCCTGTGCGTCCTGCGGCGGGTAGATGTCGCCCACGCCGACCGGGGTGTCGATGTCCACTTCAGCGGCCAGGATGCCGTAGGTGTTGTCCGTGCGCTCGCCCGGGAAGGTCACTGCGAAGACTTGGCCGTTCTTGGTCCAAATGAGTTTCTTGTCTGCCATGCTGATAATGTGTTGGTGGTTGAGAAAAGGATGAGGTAAGAGCGGCGGCACTGGCCGCTCATTTGTTGTCCTACTGAGGAAACTCCGGCCACTCCACTTCGAGAGGCCAGCCGGGAAGGTTCTCGATGTCGCGCAGCTTCGCGCGGTACTCCACGATCTTTGCGTGGCGATCCACAAGATACGGCGGAGCGTCACTCGGCAGTGAAGCGAACTGGTCGCTAAACCGCAGCTTGTCGTCACGATGGTATCGAGCGAGCTTCGCGCAGATTTCTTCCTCATGTTCGTGGAAGTAATCCAGCACCCATTCGGCCCTCGGCTTGACATCCGGGGCCGTCCATTCAACGATCCAAGGATCGGCGTTCTGCTCACCGGATACAGGGCAGCACGGGTGTGCCACCTTGTAGTCTTTCCAGTGGGCGAGGTGCGGATACATTTCCATGAGCGTGAACACCATGTGCTCATTCGTGTATGCCATATCTTCTCCTTACCCTACAGCGAGCCAATTGGCACGCAGGTAGGTAACGCTAGAGCCGCTCTGCGAGCGCAGTCCGATCAGCACCCATGGCGAACCCGCGTCCGCAGTGTTGGCGGCAGAGCCCACGTTAATCGAGGCGAACTCGTTGACGCCCGTGCGGTGTGTTGCTTGGGTGCCTACGTTAACCTTCACGTTGATCGCCGAGAACAGGTCGCCCCACGGCATGCTGCCGCCGACGATGTTGCCGTCCGTTTGGATACGTACCCCTCCGACGTTAACCGCGCCAAGCTGCCACGTAGTTCCGCCATTATCAACCTGCCACGTAACCGCGTTGTAGGCGCTGTTGATGATGTCCAGCCCGCCTGTATCACGCGCACGCAGCCACACCCAAGCATCTTGACCGCTGCGCCAGTTGCGCAATCCTAGATCCGCTTGCCAACCGGGCTGTGAGAACGTGAATCTACCTGTCGCGTTGTCGCCGGTCTTCTGCATCTTGTTAGCTGCAAGCCAGTTACTCAACCAGCCGCCCCACACCGAACCGTAGACGTTCCCATCCGTCGCGTAGGTAGCATTGCTGCCGCCACCCACTGAACTACCGCCGACGGTTAGACTCCCTCGGGTCGCCACATGCCCATCGTCGTACACCCACAGGTTGTACGCGGTGTTGGCTGCATTCACGAAACCGATCTGGTTAGCGGCCTTATCGGCCTGAATCGACGGGGTGTATCCGTTCGCGTCCCATACCGTCCGGCTGTAGTTCGTAGTCGAACTTAGCGTCAGCGGTCCGGTCACACGTCCGCCAGTCTTATCGACCTTGCCGTTGCTGACATCCGTCAAGGCCGCATTACTCGGTACATCAAGATTCGACCGGGCCGTCCCCTTATCGGCTACGTCCGACAGGTTGTTCGCCTTGGTCAGCGCGTTAGCCAGAGTCGCCGCTGCGTTGGACGCACTGGTAGCTGCCGCGTCCTTCGAAGCAGCCGCAACAGTTGCCGAAGCAGCCGCAGCAGTTGCCGATGCTGCCGCAGCAGTTGCCGAGGTGTCAGCAGCCATTGCCGAGGTTGCGGCAGCGGTCTTCGAGGCGTCCGCATTGGATGCGCTGGTAGCCGCAGCGGTCTTCGAGACGCCCGCCGCATTCGCAAAACTTGCCGCGTTGGCTTCGCTCGTCTTTGCGGCGTCCTTCGACCCGGCCGCTGCCGCTGCCGAGGACGCAGATACTCCCGCACTCGCCGCTGCCTCCTTGGCGGAATCGGCCGCAGCCGTCGCAGAAGCCGCAACCTCTTCGGGCACGTTCGTGTACAACGTGATGAGATCGGCCACCTGACTCGCCAAGGTCTTCAGATACGACGCGGTCGGAACGATCTCGTACTGAAGCCCCTCGCCGCTCGCGCCCGCATAGGGTCGCTTCAGCTTCAACTGCGTTGCAGAGACGACCTCATCGATCTCGTAGATCATGCCGTCCGATAGGACGACAAAGATGTCGCCAGCCTTCGTGTTCGTGATGAACTGGGTGCCAATCGCAATGACGTCGGTAGACCCGTTCGTCACTGCGACAGTACCCGTCGTGTACCAACTCATGCGTTAGATATGGGATACGTCCACAAGAATCCCCGACCAGTAGGAGGGGGAGGGATTGATGACCACAGGGTCGATGGGAAGCACGGTGCTTTCGGAAGCCACGTAGCACATGTAAGCAGTTCCGCCTGAGTGCATCCAGCACGAGGTCTGCCCTTGGATTTTCCCGAGCTTCTGCTGCGGGTTCGTGTACCCGCGCGTGATGTACTGCCAGGAGGTTGCCCCAAATACCGTGGCGACCTTCGCTACGCCGAAGCTGTACTGAATACGATCGATGATGCCCGTTGGTTGCTGCGTGCTCCGCGCAGGAATGTTGCCCTGCGGGAACCCCAGTACGTTCATAAACGGGATGCGCGTGTCGGCCACGAGTTCACCCGTGGCGGACCAGCACTGCAAGCCGACGTTTGGTCCCGCCACCGGGCAATTCGACATGCGGTCGAACACATACACGTCGAAGGTCGTCGCCTGGTAGGACCATAGCGTCGCGAGCCACGTGTTGTTCCCCAGAGCCTGGAAGGACAACAGGGCCACGGGGGTTCCCGGGGCGTACACCGCGAGGATCGGGCTTACCGCCGAGAACTGGTACTGACAGGTGCAATGAAACTGTGTAGCAGCACCGGCACCGCCCTCGGACGTCGTGAGGACGTTGCGCTGACGAAAGCCAAAGTTGATGGTGTCACCGTCGATCTGATAGAAGCCCGTGTCCGTCCATGCCTGAAAGCCGGACATCAGTAGACCCCCATCATGAGGTAGCCGGGCATAGCGTTACCGGCGGGGTACGAAAACGAGATCGTGTCTCCTGAGTAAGAGATGTTGGGGTAGACGTTCGGTCCGCCCCAAGGGACGGAGTCAGGGTGAAAGCACGCAAACGGCTGTCCTTGCGTGAACCGCCAGTCCTGGAACGTCCCGGAACCGCCTGCGATCCGCTGGAGCGTGATGACACGCCCGCAGCGCGTGGTCGCGTCGAACACAAGGTTGCCCGTCGCGTCCCAAGCTTGAAGCCCCGCTGTCATCACCACACGCCGAATCGGGCACGCATTACGTTGTTCCCGTCGAAGCTTCGGATTTGCGATCCGTCGATCTCCATGCGTTGCCCGGACGTCGCAGTACGCAACAAGCCGATGTTGGCCGACAGGGCGGACAGCGACGGCGTGGAGATACCAGCGGGCGTGATAAGCGTCCCGAGGCCGCTTGGCGTGTACGGCGACAGCCGCGTAGCCGATGCAGAGGTCTCCGCGATCATGGGCTGCGTGACGAACATCCATGAGTCTGTATCGGGGCTGACATTCATCCCCTTGCGGAACTGGATCAGCGCCGACGCTGCGTTGACGGGCGCTTTGGCGATTCCACCGATACGTACGTAACCACCGAGCGTCTTCCCGCCGCCGGCCTGACCAACCACGGTAGCGGTGCCCGCCGAGCCGTAGCCACTGGCTGAGATGATTGCGCCGTTGGCGTCGTACCACTCGATACCGACATTCGCTGCGCAACGGTGAACCCCGACGAACCCGGAGTACTCATAGAACCCTCCCCCGACTACGGGGACCTTGTCCGAGTACAAGCCGATCAGCATTGCGTTCGGGTCGGCGCTACCCCACGTGCCAGCGGAGTGAACGCCGGCAGCGTGACCTCCAGCAGGAAACCAGTCCGGCTGATCCAGGATCAGGTCTCCTGCGCCGCCACCATACATCCACGTGGCCCACCCCTGGAGATTCACGAAGGTCGAGTTCTTCAGCAGGTTAGCCCCGAGGCCCACCTGAAGCTTGTCGGTAGAAATCGTGCCCGCGACGAGCTTGTCGCCCGTGATCGAGTTCGCTTTGATGGTGCGGGCCTCAACCGCGCCGTCAACCAGGACACGTCCCGGGACAGTCTTGTCGCCTACCCGCGCGGAAGGCACGACGAGCGTCGGAGAACCGTCAACGAGACCCGCTTGAAGGAACTGGACCAACTCGCCGTTCGGCGTGTTAGGGTCAGCGAAGAGGATCGCGTCGGCCATCAGTACGAGCTTCGAACCAACGTAGTCGTCGTTTGCTGTCGCAGCGAGGCCGATGCCCCCCATGACGACCGTGCCGTCTTCGCGTTGTACCTGCGCCTTCAGCGTGTATTGCGCCTGGAGCTTCGTGACCTTGCCATTCGTCGCGTCAATCTCCGTGTGCATCTCCTGGATAACCTGCGACAGGTTGTCCCCGATCTGCGCCTGAAGGGACGTGATCTGCTCCGCGAGCGCTTTGTCTGCGTCCACTCGCGCGGTCTGCTCGACCTGAAGCTGCGCCTTGATGTTGCCGTTGATGTCCGCAGACAGCGTAGTAATCTGCTGCGCCAGCGCATGGTCCTTCTTGACTGACGTAATCGCCGCAGACAGCAGCGACGCGGCAACTTCATCGCTATCCTCGCCGTCGCCTTGCCCCGCTTCGACGTCACTCAGACGCGCGGACAGAGAGGTGACTTGCGAGGCCATGATCTCGTCGCTCGATTGGAGCAACTGGATCTGCGACTGGAACATTGCCTTCTGGTTGCCCACGTCGATGTCCAAGGAGTCCATGCGCTGCGCGAGCAATGCGCCGGCTGCTTTGCGGTTCTCGATCTCCTGGTTGATTTGGTCCTGGAGCGCCTTCGCGCCGTTCTCCTGGACTGTCAGGCGATCCGACAGGCCGTTGAGAGTGCCGAGTCCGGCCTGAAGCACGCCCTGCACCTCTGCGAGGGAGTCGAGCGCCCCAGAGATCGTTTCGATCTCGTTGACCATCGACGAGATGACCGTACCGACTGCGCCGGCCATGCCGCCGCTGCGTTCCTGGATCAGTAGCAGACACTGCAACCGGGCGCGGTTGAGGTCGTCGGCGGTAAGCTTCGCGGCATCCTTGAATTCCGCGAATGAGATGAGATCAGGCGTAGCCCGAGAGATCGTCAGCGGCAACCCCTTGGGAAAAGGATTCCCGAAGGAGTCGACGCATTTGATCGTATGGTCGTCAATGAACGTGAAGGCACGCGCCGCGTCGTTCACGATGACGAATACGTTCGACCGGTCCAGATACGGAAAGTCGAACGACCAGACGGTGGTGGTGCCGTCCGTCTGGTACGTCTTGGGAAACGTCATTGGTTAGTGGAGAGTAGCCTCGCGATCATCTGGATTTGCTGATTGAGCGGCGCGAGTTGCAGCGCCTTCTTGCCTACACTGTCGAAGTCTCCGTTGACGGCGTTGGCGCCGATGCCCTGGAGTGTCTCTACGTTGCCGAGCCACGGCCCCATAAGGTTCGCGAGCCACGAGTTCTGCGAGAACTTCGAGGCACCGCCACCGAGCGTCCATCCGAGATGCTGGTTGAGCACAGGGTCCATGAGCTTCACGGCGGCGTCCGTGTACGAGCCAGCAACGCCCAGGAGACCCGAGCGCTGCACGACGTTGTATGCGAACTGCTGCGGCTCCTGATCCTCTATGTTTGCGCCCTTACGGAACGTCGCAATGGAGTTCATGAGGACGCCAGCAGCAATGGCCGTCCCGAGGGCCGATGCGAATCGCATGTGGTCCCCGGTCACAAAGCCGTACTGCACGCCTGCGCGGATGAAGTTGTTCGAGAACTGAAGGGCCATAGACTGGAACTGGAGGAACAGCTTGCCGTACCACTTGTCCATCAGCAGCGGCTGATTGCCGTACCCGGACGTATAGGACGCGCGGCGCTGCGCCTTGATGAGTGCCGATTCGAGCACGTACTTCATGTGCTCGCCATCAGCCTCATCAAGCCACTTCGTGATTCCTGGTGAGAACAGGCCCTGGCGTTGTTCGCTCCCGTACTTGGAGAACAGCACGTTGAGGCGCTTCGCTTCGTCTTCGCCAATACCGAGCGCACTGAGCTGTACCGTCTTGCCCTTGTCGAGCATGCCGTACTTCGCTACCCACTTCCGGATGTTCCCGAGTTGCACCAGCCCCGCCGTGCGGCGGATGTTGTCCGACCAGCCCTTCATCAGGGACAGCTTGTTCCCGTAGTCTGACATGGTGTTCATGGCGGTCTCGATGGCGCGGGTCGCCTGACGCGTGCGCCCGGTGCCGAAGCCCAGGAGGTCCGCAGCTTCGCCGCGCCCGAGAGCCCGATCCGACGAGTTCAGGTGGGCGCCAGTCTCCAGGGAGCCGAGGATCATCTTCAACTCCTCCGCATCCTTGTCGCCCTTTGCCGCCTGCCGCAGGAGGTACTGGTAGTCCCGTGCCCCTTTCAGCGCTACGGTGCGCAGTAGCGACCCAGGAGCTGCGAATGCCGCCGTGGCGAGGTCGCCGATCGATGAGAACACGAAGCCGCCCATGTAGCGAACGACGCCCATCTGCTTCAGTCGATCCGCCGTCCACACGGCCCCGTTGTGGTCCTTCAGGTCGTACTTGCCGAGGATGCGGTCGTGCGCGTGCTTCACGTCGTCCAGGGCCGACAACTTCTCAGCCTGGAGCGCCGCCCGCTTCTTCAGGTCCAGCTCGCTCCCGATAGCTGCGTCGTAATCGTCCTGGACCTCGCGCAGGATGTCGTCGATCTGGCGCCCACCTAAGCCCCGGTGCGCGGCGAGCTGTCCGCCCAGGTCCTTCATGTAGCCCTGGAAGGCATCGTCCGCATTCCCGGCGAGAAAGCCGTTGTCCACGAGCCAGTTGTATTCGCCGAAGTCGAACTGGAACTGCCGCTCCTTCAGGCGCCCCGAGATCGGGCTCTTGTCGAGCAGGACGCCGCGCGGCGCACGGTCCACTCCGCGCAGGTCGTTGACCAAGCCGTCCACGTACTTCGTGAGAGGAGACATATCCGACTGGCCCTTTCGCGCCTGGAACGCTACCTTCTGAAGCTGTCGGCTTGCGCGGTCCGCCGCTTTCGCAGCGGCACGTGCTTCCATGCCGGTGAGCTTCATGATGTCGTAGGCGAACCGCCGAGCGTCACGCGCTTCGTTGAGGTGCTTCTTCAGCTCGTCGACTGCCGCGAGGTGGTCATCCATTTGCTTCCGTAGACCCGGCTCCAGCAGAGCGTCGCCCTCGTGCTCGATGATGGTGTTGACCTCCTTCGTGGCTGCATCGTGCCAGCGCCGCACATCTGCCTGCTGCTTGGCGAGCTTGTCGAAGCCCGCATTCGCCTCTCCGAGTTCTGCCTGCGCCGCCCTGCGCTCCTCCAATGCTTCGCGAATTTGCGCACGGGCCTTCGCGATTTCCTCGCGATTGACGCGGGACTGCGCGTTGAGCGCGTCGCGCTGCTGGTTGAGCGGGTTCTTCGCACGCGGCAACTCGATCCCGCCGAGGTTCTCAGAGACGTCCTTCAGTTCCCCGAGGACACCCCGCTTCTCCGACAGCAATTCCGCGTTCTCACCGCGCTTCTCGTCGACCTTGCCGCGCAGCGCATCGACCAGGGATTGCCCCTCGTCGTTCGGCTGGAATGCAGCCTTCGCCGCTGCGTGACGCTCACGCGCCTTCGCGACCGCAGCGCCGGCCTCATCAAGCGCGAGCCCGCCGTCAACCAGTTGCTTCTGCATCTGGCCCAAGACCGACTCGTCGCCGCCAAGGCGATTCAGCGCGGACTGTACTTTCTCGGACGCCCGTTGCGACTTGAGCTGCGCCGACGCCACCTTGCGCAGCACGGAGCGACGCTCGATGTCCCGGCTAGCCAGGCGCATCTCCCGCAGCTTCGCGTCGCGCCAGTAGCCCTCGGTCTCCTTGAGGAATCCCAGGACCGTCGCTGCCTTGTCCTGGGCCTTCAGTTGCCGCTGCTGGTAGTCCGCCAGCTTCGACTGGAGGTACTGGTTTTTGAACTCGTTCTGCTCCCCGGCCCACTGCCGAAGAACGGAGTTGACCGTGGTGTCGTCGCCGGCCTTCTTCAGGTCGTCCCAGGACGCCGGAAGCGGTTCCTCGCCAGCTCCTCGCGGTACGTTCGGATCAGCGATGAATCCGTTCTCGCGCAGCCAGTCGTCGGTCGGCTTCGTCTCCAGGTGCTCCATCAGGAATCCCTTGAGACGCTCCGCGTTCGCGTCGATCCCCTCGCGCATCCAGCGCTGCGGCATGCCGTACCGGCCCTCTACGAGCTTCTCGGGGTCGAGGAGACCCTGACGTACTGCTTCGCCCTTCATCGCCTCGTAGGCGTCGTGGTAAACCTTCTCGGCCTCGTAGACGCGGCGGTGTACCGTCTTCGCCTGGTCAAGCGACAGGCCGGACAGCGTGAGCCGATCCATGACCGCCTGCGAGATCTCGGCGTCGGCCGCACGTGCATTCGAGCCGCGCTGGATCAACGAGATCGCCTCGTTAAACGCCTGCTGCGGGACGATGTTGATGTCGCGAGAACCTTGGGTGATCGTGTTGAGCACGTTGCCAGCCGAAGTACGCGTCCCGGACTGGCCGAGGTCAGCATTCGCTGAACGGTAGACCGAGTCAACCCGGCGACGCACGTTGCTCATCTGCTGCTCGTAGATCGTCTTGAGGGTCTCAGCTTCGAGGCCCGTCGACTTCCCTGCCGCCATCGCACGAGTCAGGAGACCACCCGTGTCCATCAGCCGCAGCATCGTGTCGCGCGTGAGCGGGTTCGAGTAGGAGCCAAGACGCTGAAGCGGTGTGTAGCTGCCGAATGTTGTCGCCCAATCAACTGCGCGGGCGATGGGGTTCTTCGACGTCGCGATGAGCGAATCGGTGTCTGCCGTGGATCGTGCAGCACCGATGGAGTCGGCGCCAAATACCGCGCCCTCCTCCGGGAGCTGGCCGATCTGGTGCTCGTTGATCGGGATGCTGCGGTCCAGATTGTCCGGATGAAGCGGGTTGCTCGGGTTGCCTGCGTTGAGCACATTGTCAGACTTCGCGTGACGGAAGATCGCGCCGAGGCCGGCGCCCAAGGTCATGCCGACCCCGATGTTCATGAACGCTTCCTCAGCGGTCTGCGAGTCGTTCAGCACAGAGACGCCCGCCTGCTGAATAGCGATCTCAGTGCCGCCAGCGATAGCGCCACGCGCCGCGCCGGCCAACACTCCCGCGCCCATGCGGCCAGTCGTCACTGCGCCAGCCGCTTCGCCCACCGGGCCGAGCAGCAGCGTCGCATCAAGCATGGCGACAGGCATGGTAACGACGGACTTCCAGGTGTCGGCCGACGCAATGGTCTGCCGGTCCTTGATGTTCCGGCGCTGCGCACCGACCCATGCGTCGAACGCTGCTTGCGAGTCGACCCCGTCGAACGTCAGCGAACCGCCAGCGACAAGCGGTAGGAGATCCTGGTACTTGTCCTTGTTCGCTTCGATGTGGCTGTAGGGATTGAACGTCGCATTGGGCTGCGCGTTTGCGTCGAGGTCCTGAAGACCGTTGAGGAGCTGACCGACAAGCGTACTCGACCGCCATGTTGCCGTCGCCACGTCGAGAGTGTCCGGCTGATTCAGATGGGCGTACTCGATGTCCTCGGGCACGTATCCCGTCTGCATGGGTTGCAGCGGGACGCCGGAGTCAGCAGGAATCGCCGTGACTACGTTAGGGGTGTCGTTCGTGTCTGCCATAGGAATGAGAGCCCCGCTCACGGAGAGCGGGAGAGGTGGTTACTTCGTGTAGTTCGAGACCGTCGAGGCGAGCTGCGTCGACGCACCGTTGACGCCGAGGAACAGATTCGCCTCCGCGTTGCGGCGCGGTTGCAGCGCCTTCTGGCTCGACGATGCACCACGGATCATCGTGGCGATCTTCTGCGGGTCCGCGCCATTCTTGATGGCGTCGGGGATGCCAGTCTTCCGGAAGTTGCCGTAGCCGAAGTTGTAGAGCATCGAGACGAGCGCGGCCCGCTGGTAGTCCGTGAGCGCCTTCTTGCCGAGCAGCGTGTCAAGCTGCGAGTTGACCTGGTAGATCATGTACTGTCGCAGCTTCAACCCCTGCTCGGGCGTGATGCTGGCTTGGCCGGCGCGGATCTTGTCGTAGCCATCCGAATCGATGCCGAGGACCTTCTGGAAGACCTGGCGCGAATCGCGGTTGCCCGTGAGGTTGTATCCGTAGCCGATGGACACTTCGCTCGTGGTCTGGTCGTTGACCTGACCGGGCTTCACGAAGATGTCGCCGGGTTTCCGGAGGGGCGAATAGACGCCGTGGTAGGCGCGACCCTCGAAGCCTTCGGTGCCGCCGATTGCTTTGTCCGCTTGCGCGAACCACCCGTTGCCGTCTTGCGAGGCACCGGGGAACGGGGGAATCACTGAGGTGTTCTCCTTGAGGTATTGGAAGAACGACGGGAGGTCCCAGAGGGCACCAGCCGTCGCAGGTTGGTCAGCGACCTGGCGCTGCACGCGCAACTCCCCGGACATCGTCTTTGCGTCGATGATGTTCTGGAGAGCGTTGTGCGCGAGCTGCGACGGGTCGAGATCGGGATTGGGAACGCCCTGGGAAACCTGGGCATCCGCAGGGGTCGTGGAAGTTGTCGTGTTGTCGATCATGGAAGGACTGCGGGCGCTTGGCCCATCATGGAAGGACTGCGGGCGCTTGGCCCATCATGGATGCAGCGTTCTCCATGAACGCCTTGTTGACCGGAGCCATGCTTCGGAAACTCTTCGCACGATCAGCACGCATCTCTGCGGCCTTTGCCGCGCCCACTTCGAGGCGGAAACCGTAGTTGAGCGTGTACTGGTTGTGCTCTCGGTCGTAGACTGCGAACACACCAGGCGGCAGGTTGTCCTTGAAGAACTTCGCCGCAGCCTTCGGGTCCTTGGGGACCTCCCCCTGAATCAGGTCACCCACGGCTGGCCCATTGTTCGGATGAGCGACTCCAGCGAAGTCGGGCAGTGATTCGTCCCACGAGCTGGCCGGCGCGGTCTTGTTGCGGATCGCGAGCTTCTGCCCACCGTGGAGGATGACCGGGTTGTCGAGGGAGTCGTGGATCTCGGAGAGGCCCGTGCGATCCGGGCGCTTCAGCGAGAGGCCGGATGCTTCCGGAATGAGTCCGGGAAGCGCCCTGCTCAAACCCTTCAGGTCGCCCTGCGCTGTCTTGAACGGGTCTTCCTGCTCATTGGCCGCGTTCATCAGCGGGAACGACGAATAGATCGGCGCGTAACCCTTCGTGATGGAGTACGGATGATCGGGGCCCGCGTTGAGCGGCGACGCTGCTGCACGGCCCTTACCGTTGAACGGGTCTTCGATGATCTTCACCGTCCCGTTCATGCCGATGGTCGCCATGCGCGTCCCCTTGAACACGGTCGCCGCGTTCTTCACCGCAGCGTCCAAGTTCACCTGTCCGTTCGCGCGTTGCGCCATGAGCTGCTGGATAACGATGCCCTGGAATTGGTGACGCAAATCCGAACTCATGGAGGTGTTCGGATTCCAGATGAACCCGTCGCGCCCCACGTCTTTCAGCATCGCCTTGTCCATTGCTTTGTCGACTGCCTGATCCACGTCCGCCTGCTTCTTGCCAGGCAGCAACGGCTCCCAATTGATCGACCCACCGGCTCCGATCTTCTCCAGGAGCTTCGCGTCCATGCCGCCATCGCGGATGGCCTTGTAGACCTGGGAGACGTCGCCGTTGGTAGGGGCTACTGCTTTGACTCCCCAGTACATCGCATTGGCTTCATCGTCCTTGCCGAGGTACTGACCGAACCCGTGATCACCCACGATGTCGTGGATGCGATCCATGATTCGCCAGGCTCGCGTCGCACGATCAGGGTCGCCGGACTTGATGGCCGACGTGAGGTCCTGCTGGATTCGCGAGGGCATCGTGCCGTCCGAGATGTCCCGGATGCCCGGGGCAGTCACCCATCCTACGAACTCCGAACCAGCTTGATCCGAAGCCAGTGGATCCGGCTTGCCTGCGTTTCCTTGCATCGAAGCGAGGAGCGCCGGGAAGCGCTGCCCCCCGTCCTCGCGCATCTTCTGGACCATGTAGGGGTCGTAGGACTGCTTGACCGCCTCCGCCGGGTCCACGTTCGCCAATGACGCGATGGTGTGGATGTTGTGGGTGCCATTCACGCCGCGCTCGGCGAGCGCCATGTAGTTGATGACGGCCTTCTGCTTCGCGGACGCTTCGAGACCAGCGAGCACCGGTCCGAACTTGTCCATGCCGACGCCGTGATTGGCGTCGACGCGGTGCGCCTGGTACAGCAGACCCGCCCAGTCCTCGGGCGTAGCATTGGGGTTCATGTGGAGCGCCACGGCCGCGAGGCGAATCCCATCGACCTCCTGCGCCGCCTGGACCGACTTCACGGTCTGGATCTGGTGCACGGCATCCTGGGACATCTTTTCGTAGGCGACAGGATTACGGTCGGCCCACCCGGATTTGTCCAATACGTTGAGGAGCCCCAGGGCCTGCGTCTTGTTGCGGACGCTGCCCATGAAGTTGCCGATCATCTTGTCGGACAGCATCTGGTCGCCGCGCGTCAGCGCGAGCGTGCGCTGCTCCAACGTCGCGAAGCCGGCTTCGGACAGCCCTTGCGGCGAGTTGATCTGCGCGTTGGCGCTGTTCTGGATCTCCAGCGCCTGGTTCTTCTCCTGCGTCTGGGCGACCTGCTCGTTTGCCTGCGCCACCATCGTCTGCGCGGCCGGCGCGAAGCGCGACACGAGCGCCGAGTCGAAGTCGTGGTCGCCAGTGCCTGCACCGTAGAAGTCCTTCCAGACGCCCTTCGCTACATCCTGCGCCGACACGGAGCCATCGAGCGGCATCTCGCGAAGACGCTGCGACAGTTCCTGCTGCATGTCGAACGCCTGGTTCGTGGCGAAAGACTGCTGGTACGCGTTCCAGTAGGACTCGCGATTCGCGAATGCCTCGTCAGGAGTGCGCCCCGCAGCCTGGTCGGCCTGGGCCTTCTTCGCGAGGGCTTCGTTCTCCTGGTGGATATCTGCGACCCGCGCCTGCTCCGTTGCCGCATTGACGCGCTGAAGGTCGCCCTGGAGGTTCGAGAAGAACCCGCCGAACGAATTCGACAGCGCCTGCATGGCGGACGCCTGACCTGAAGCATCGACGCGCGGCGCGACTGCTTGGGCCGGCGTCGTCTGCACACTCGGCGCCGCCGTGACGTCCAGAGACGGGAGACGCGACGCCTGATTGCGGTATTGCTGTTCCTGCTGACCGGACATTTAGTTCCCCACGGTGAAGTACTGGCGGTTGGAACGGAGCGCCTTCGCCGTGTTCTCTTGCTGGACGTTGCTGTAGTACGATGCGCCCGCGCTCACTGCTGCGTTCGCAAGGCTCAAGCCGGTCCCGATTGCGCCCGCGCGACCCTGAGCTGCAAAGCCCGCCTGCGCCGACTGGTTCTGAATAGCTGCCGCACCCATTTGGGAACGGAGGGACGACTTCTGGTTGTCCGTGCTCACGTCGATGCGCGAGAGGTCATCAGCTTCAGCGCCTGTGATATTGACGGCCATTGCCGCGAGGGAGCCGCCCCCCTGCGCGGAAAGCACGCGGGCTTGGGCGAGTTGTCGCGCCGCTGCGCGGGCGCGGTCGGTACGCTGCTCGAACGCCTGCCGATCCAGCTCCTGCTGGTTGGCCTGCGCCGCCATGTACGACATTTCGGTGTTACGGTTGGTCGCTTCGGCCTGGGCCTCAATCGATCGGTTCTGCTGCTGGTTCTGCACCACGGCACTCGCAGCCGTTACAGCCAGCATGACCAGCGGAATAGCGGCTGGACCGCACATGGGTGTATCCAATGAAAGGGCCGTGGCCCGGGTCCAGCGCGGCGAAGCCGCACCAGTTGAGCCACGCGAGGTGGAGGGAGTTCTCGCGCCAAGGCGTGCACGCGAGGATGTCGTAGGTGTCGTGCGCCTGGTCAATACGGCCAGGGCAGGCACGGAGAAAAGGAAGTGCGACCTGGTTGATCGCCTGCGTCCCGAGCATCCAAATAAGGCCGACGCGCTCGGCAGGACCGGGGGCTGTTCCCCACACTCCCGCAACTACTCCGGTGTCCGTCAAGATCGCCTCGCAGCGGTCGCCGTCGAGCCATAGCCCCAGGATGTGTCCGTAAGGCTCCGCGTCCCCGATGGAGAGGCGGAGTTCCTCGCGGTCACATGCCCGAAGGTTCTCAGCGAGAGCCGAGATGTGGTGCGGTTTCGCGCTGGTGAGAATCATGCGTTGGCGAACAGGTTGGAGTAGCGGGCGGCAAGGGTGTAGCCGGTGACGATCATCGGACCCGTGGAGTCCGTAGAGATCGTCAGTGACGCCTTGTGGCCTTGGCTGTTGTAGGGAACGGCGTAGGTCTGGTTTTCGCCGTCGTTCGGGACCAGGGCCTCGCCAATGGTGCGCGGGGACAGCCGAACCACCATGTCCACCCGGTCGGGGCGACTGAGGGTCGCGGTGAAGTCCCCCGAGCGCAGGCAGTCCATATACAGCTTGTGGACTTGGAAACGCCCCATCGGGGTCTGCGTCTGATTGACGCTCGGGTAGAACGGAGAGAACCGAAACCAGCGCGAGAAGCGCAGGCCGATGAAACACAGCGTGGCGTCGACCTTCTGAGCGAAGTGCCCGATCCACTGCTTCCCATCCCACACGGACGTGATCGCATGCTCGTCGAACCAACTGCCAGCGTTCGCCGAGCACACCACCAAGTCCGAGAGCTGGTAGTAGCCGTCCGGCAGGACGACTTCGCTGCGGTTCCGCGCGGCATTCCACGTGACCTGGATCTGCTGCCGCATGTCGAGGCGCAGGTCAATCTCGCGATGCTCCCCGAGGTTCGCGTCCACAGGGACAGCCACCAAGGACAAGTAGCCGACACTGGTCTGCCCCAGAACGTAGAGGTTCCCCTCGTCGACCCAGTGGTGCCAGATGTTCGACATCTGCGCGAAGGTGAGCTTGTTCCAGGCGTTCTGCGCTCGCTGCTGCGCCTGCCAGTACGAGGAATGAACGTAGAGCGTTGCAGCGTCCAAGGAGGACCAGAGGAACGTCCGGCCCGACTGCGCCGAACCGACGATGCGCCGCACCGAACCCGGGCAGTAGCGCGGGATGTGCTTGCTCAAGTCCTCGGCGTAGTTGTTCTCCGTCGCTTGCTCGAACTGGTATTCCCAGAGAACCGAGCGGCCCTCCTGCGAACCCGTGTACAGCATGACGTTCCCCACGACGCTCGGAGGGCACGCCGCGTCCACGTCGTAACGCGTAGCAACGCCAAGAGCCGCAGTGTCCGGCTTCACCGGTTGTGACCCATCTAGCGAACATTGCGCCCCGCGCAGGAACACCATGAGGTTGTCACGGAATCCTGCGAGATGGCTCACGCTTCCCAGGTCAGCCTCGGCCTGCACCTTGACCGGATCGGAAGCAACTACCTCTCGTGCACTGTCTTGCCAAAAGTTGAACAGGTCGTCAGGCTGCGAGCCAACTACCCACGACGCCGACGAGAACCACAGGCGCCCCTTCCAGAGCGCCATATCGGTAATCGGCGCCCCATTGAACGGAGCTGGTGCGTTACTGTCGTTGTCGCCAACCTTTCGCGGCACCCAGTCCACCGGTTGAATTTCGAAGGAGTTCACGCCCGTCTGGTGAATTCGGACGGGCATCGTCGAGGCATCCCAGTTGCCAGCGTTGGCGAAGTTGTCCAGCCACGCCGTTTCCTTGTAGGAGTTCGTGGTCCGGTCATACGTCACCCAGTAGGCAGACTTCGTGGCGCCGTTTTCCAGGTCGACCATGACGGACTCGCCGGGGAACATCTGAGCGGGCAGGTCACTCGCCGCTGAGACTCGGCCCTTGATGAGCACAAAGGCGGTCTCGTCCCAGTCGTTACCGCCGTTGAGTGTGTTGATGATCGCCTCGGGCCCGGAGATGCGGACGACGTTCGCGACGCGCGAGATCGTCAGCCCAGGCATATGCGCGATGCACTGCTCCATGAGCCTTTGCGCAACCCACTCGCGCGTCTTCACGCCGGCCGAGCCGTCATAGACAGTCGCGGCGCTGCCCGCGTCGGAGTTGAGATAGAACGTCTGGTAGTTCGATGAGAGCTTGCGAATCACCGCATACGCACGCGTCTTCGTGATACCCGCGCTAGGCGCCACGAAACGTGTTGCCACGTCCGGGTTCAGCACAAGCGTGGTATCCGACATCGACAGGAACTTCAAACGTGAAGCCGAGTTGATGTAGTTCTGGACGAATGGCCCACATGTGACCGCTGCCAGCGCCCCGTTCACCATGTTTCGGATCTCAGGGTAGCCGGCGTCCGCTCGGCGGATAAACATCCACCGCTGCCCGTCCGTCGTCCGGAACATGTATGTCCCTTCGGACTTGTACGGCGCAGCAGCAAGGTTGGCGATGCACGTGGTGCCCACGCGGTCCGCAAGGCCCCCGATGTCGACCGAGGGCAGGAAGTTGACGATCTCGTCCATCTGGGACGGAGACCGGAGGAGCGGAGCCTGTCGGCTCACGCCCGCATGCAGTGACCCGATACGGGGCTGCAAGAGGCCGTCAATGGGCAATCAGTTGATGGTGCCGTTGTTGAACGTGCGGCGGCGCAGCCAGGCCAGCTCGTAGGTGTCCAGGAGGTTGTAGTCCTCCGTGTCCGCCTCGGCATCTTCCGCGATGGACGCGGCGATAGCCTCGTCTTCCTTCAGGAAGCAGTCGGCTGTCTGCGAGCCGACGTAGGACTTCTGGTAGCGCCGCGCGGCCTTCGCCGCGACTTCGAGTTGTAGCGAGAACGGGATGTCCTCGAAGCGAAGCCCAAGGGTCACGTCGACCTCAACGGGCTTGTCGAATACATCCGTTGCGCCCGCGCGGTCGTAGAGTCGGCCGGCGCGGAACGTGTAGTCCAGGCGAGGATCAACCGTGTCAACCTTCAGAACTTCGGGAGGCACGATGATGTGCCCGTCCGTGTCTGGAACGAGCGTGCGACGCTCGGTGTTGCACTTGTAGTCCTTGAGCAATACCTCTTGCGTGACCTGGTCAATGATATCGGAACAGTTGGCGTAGTCGCCAGCGCCCGCGACCTCGACGAGAATCACGGACTCGCCCACGGCAGTGAGCATGCGGTTGACCGCTTGAAGTCGGGAAAGAGCCATTGATTAAGGATTCGAAAAAAATGGGGACCACCAGAAAAAATCCAGTGATCCCCATAGGGGTTACGCCGCCGGCAGCGCGAACTCGACAGCGCACTCAGCGCGGAGCGTGCCGTGACCGACCGCCTGCTTGGAGACGATGAAGTCTTCTTGGCGGCGGACGTCGCGCGTGGTTTCCGTCGAGATGCCCATGAGCGTCAGGACGGCCACCGCTTCCGGTTGCCACATGAGGCCCGAGAGCTTCGAGAAGTCCGCGCGGTACTTCGAGAACACCTTCGTGTTCGCCGAGTCATTCGCTTGCGGGAGCAGGTTCGACGACAGGATCGTCACACCCTCGAAGCGGATCGCCTCGGTCGGGACTGCGCCCACGCCTGCCGTCGCCAGTTGAACCAGCGAGTTCAGGTTGACGAACTGACCCGCCGAGTTCTTCGCGTACTTGATCGCATCGAACACTTCCGGCGTCACGACCATGTACCACGGCGCTGCTGCCGGCAGGTTCTTCTTCTGCTTCACCAGCTTTGCCTTGCGGATCGCGTCCATCCAGGCGAGACCGTCGATTGCCGTACCCGTCGACAGGAGCGACGAGTCGACGATACGATCGCCGCCCGGGAACTCGCCCACGGCAGCGGTACGCGCAGCGAGCGCGATCTGGCGGAAGTTGTTCTGGTCGTACATACGAGCCAGCGCTTGGCCCATATCGGCGGTCATCGGGCCGCGCACGTCGAACTGCGACATCGCGACGTCGAAGTCCCACAGGGCGTGGTGAGCCACGAGCGGGCCGTCGATGGTCACTTCTACTTCACCCGTTGCGAACGGGTTGCCGAGCATCTCCTGGCCGCGTTGCAGGTATTCGGCTTGCGAGGTGCCGGTGCGCGGAAACTGGTACGACTTGCCCGACGTGATGTTCTTCTCGCGTGTCTTGCCCTTCGTGAGGGTTGCGGCGGTGAAGGCGGTGAGCACTTCACCCGAGAACATCTTCAGGAACAGCGAGCGATCATCAGCCGGGTTCGATTGACCTTGGCCGAATGCAACCGGATTGCCCGGATTAGCAGAAAACGTCATTTAGTCTCGTGTGAGAAAGAGGAGATTGCCGGCCCACGAACGGGGCCAGCGGAGGGAGGGGGATTTGAAACTGGAGAGCCGTGCCGGAATTGAACCGGCGCGTGGAGGATTTGCAGTCCTCTGCCTTACCGCTTGGCTAACGGCTCGGTGAGACTTAGAAGCGCGAGGCGCGGAGCTTCGCTGCGACTTCCTGGCGGAACGCTTCCGACGACTGGTAACGCTGGTCCGCCATTGCGGCGACAAGTTCCGACTGGTCACGGAAGGCCGTGACTGCGGCGCTCGTGCGGCCCGTCACGTTGACGAGACTCGGATCGACCGATGCCGTCATCTTCTGCTTCAAGATGCCGACAGCCGAGACCGCATCGGGACCGTTGAGGAGGCCCTCGTAGAACGTCTTCTGTTCCGGGGTGAGGTTCTGTTGACCCCACGCGATGAGCGCCGTGAACTCGGCCTTGCCACCTGCGGCTTCGAAAAGCTTGCCCTCGGCCTCACGCGTCAATGCTTCCTGGCCGGCGCGGAACTGCGCCTGCATCTGGAGCACTTGATCGTTCGAGATCCCGAGGGCCGTCGCCATGCCCGCGACCAGTGCCTCGTTGGGTTTCTCGGCAGTGAACTCGGTAACGAGCGAGCCATCGCCGAATGCCTTCGCGAAGTCGTAGGGGGCGGGGTCGCCCTCCTTCGTTTCCGGCGCGTTCTGCGTGTCGTCAGTCGGCTCCTTCTTTTCGGGATCAGCCGGCGGGTCCGTCAGCTTCGGCGTCGGTGCGTTCGGGTCGGCGGGAGCCGGCTCCGCCTTCACCTCGGGCTCCTTCGGCGTGACGCCATTGGCAGCGTCAGCCGCAGCGATCATCGCTGCGCGGTACTCGGGAGAGTCCGGGATCAGCGCAGGCGCTGCGGGAGTCGCCGGGTTGCCCGGCGTGTTGGGGTTCGTAGTTTCGGTCGTCATTGAGCCGGTGCGAGGGTGTTAGCCGCAATCTGCCCCGCCACTGGACCGGCAGCAGCGCGAGCCATGTCGGCCTGCATTGCTTGTTCCTGGGCGGCAGCTTGTTCCTGCTGGACTTCCTGAGCGGTCTTGATGGACTGCGGGAAACCCAGTGCAGCAGCAGCCGGCGTGAGGATCGTGTCGAACTTCACGTAGGCGGCAGCTTCTTGTTGGAACGCCTGCGGCGTCTCGTTGAGGAGGGAGAGGAACGAATGGACCTTCTTCAGCTTCGCGTCCTTACCCAGGGCAGCGAGACCAGTGGTCACGGTGATCTGGGTGGAGTCTTTGCCGATCTTCGGGAGTTCGTCCTTGGATTGCATCTGGGCCACCAGCTTCTTCAGCCGCCAGCCGATCATCTCGGGGCCGAGGTACGAATAGACGCCGCCGAGGGACTGCTCGATCTCGGTGACGAGCATCTGAAGCTCGTAGGCCGTCACGCGTTCAGCGTCGCGACGAAGGTCATTCGTGAGCAGGAACGCGACCGCGAGGTCACGCTTCAGGTCCTGCTTCTCCGCGTTGAGTGACTGCATCGCAGCCATGTTGTTGAACTGAAACGGCTGGACGTCGCCTTGTGTACCGCCACGCGCGGAGATCACGGAGCCGTTGCGGGCTTCCATGATTCGCTTGCGCAGGTTGCCGCCGGCCGCGTTCGGGGCGACGAAAATCAGGTTCCGCGCGGCGATGGCGCCGCATTCCAGGAGCTGCTGCGACGTCTTGTCGAGAGCGATGAGGTCCGAGTAGTTCTGCTCGACGTGCGAGCGTCCATAGGACTCACCGGGCACCAGCTCCCACGCCAAAGCGTTGAAGGGCATGATGCCGTTGTATTCCTGGTACGGTTTCACGACGGCGTCGTCGAGGTCTTGATGCACCGCGTAGCGGTTCTCGTCGACCCATTCGAAGCGCGTGTACAGCGTGACGTCCTCGCGCTCCTTCTTCGCCGTGACGCGCTGGAGATCCTTGGGCAGCTCGCGGACCTTCAGCTTCTCCGCAGTGACCGCTTCCATGACACGACCGTTGAAGTCGCGCACGCAGACGAACTGGGAGAGTGAGAAAATCTTCAGGCGCCCGTCCGGCTGGATGTACTCGCCGACGTTCCCCGCGACCACAAGATGAAGCAGGGAAAGGTACGTCTGACGTCGCCAGTTGAGAGCCTCGATCTTCGCGTTGATGAGCTGCTCGCATTGCGCGAGGCCCTTCACGATCTCGGGCGGCGGCGACAGGACACCCTCTTGCAGGAGGACCTGCGTCGACACCTCAATGTTGAACGCGGAGTCGCCCGGAGGCATGAAGGCCATCATGAGCTTCGACGAGACGTTGGTCGCGCCTCGATGTCCGAAGGACGTGTACGACTGCGGCAGGATTTGCTGCGACGTTTGCCCGTCAGGGGGACAGACGGACGGCACCGTTAGGGCCGCGCACGCCTGGGCTCGCCGGAAGTACGGGTCCCGGTCGGGGACCAACTCCTGGTAGCGATCCTTCAGGGGCATCAAAGCTGGACGCCCACTCCGGATGTATTGGTCGCGGCGTCAGGCGCCGCCGTGAGATAGCGACGCATCTGCGTCTTCCGGCGTACCGCCGTCATCGGGGAATCTTCGAGCGGCTGGATCAGCTTCGCAGCAGGAGCTTCCGGCTGCGGCGGATCGGGGGTTTTTGGAGTATCGGGCTTGCTCATAGAGACTCAGGTGGAATTCGCCGCCTACCTCGTCGAAGCCGAGGCGGGCAAGGTAGGGGCGGTGTTGTGGGAGCGGGCGGGCGATCAGCTTCGTAAAGCCGGCGGCTCGTGCCCCGTCGCTGAGAAGTCGTAGAGCGCCTGGAGAAACCCATCGGCCTCGGGATTCCCGAGACGCGCAGAGATGCAGTGAGGCTCGGCAATTGCCCAGAGGCTCAAGCCATACCGCAACCTGAGTGCTAGGGCCATCGCCAAGAGTCCAGACAGCACAGCGCTGAAGTAGACGGACAGGCCAATCCGCAGCATGGGGATAACCAGCCGCACGTAGAAAACGGTGGAGGTCACGATAGACCTGCTTCCGCCGCTCGCGCGTCTGCGTCCCGTTGAGCCGCATCCAGGTCATCCGCCAACTGGAAGATGGCTTGGATCGCATCTTGGGCACCGACGAGTTCGTGGCCGGCCTGGTAGTCCCGTGCGTGCACGAGGTCCACCAAACCGGCCAGGGGGTATTGGTCGAGGAGCCAATTGCCGACGGTGCGGAGATCCGCCTGGCTCGGGCAATCGGCCGGGATGTTGTCGTCGTCCCCCTCTCTAAGAGTCTTAGAGTTATATAGGGACCCTCTACCATGTGTCGGGTTAATCCTCGGGGGCCGATTCAACGGCTTGCCGCTGGCGCCGTAGATCACCAGCTCGGAGGGCTTCGTACCAATCCTGGATAGCCGTAAGCCGCGCAGAATTTTTGCGGCAAATCGTGTAATTCGATTCGTCATTCCGCATCAGGTCCGCGAGGGTGAACTGGCCGGCGTCGGCGCCATCTCCCGCAGCGGGATCGCCTTCCGGGCCAGGGCCGGGGGTAGCGCCGGGAGATCCCGGATTACGGCCGGCGACCGCGTCGTTGTGCAGGCCGGCAAGGCGCTGAGACAGGCGGACACCATCGGCGCGAGCAGCAGCAAGCGCAGCTTCCAGTGCAGTCGTGCGAGCTTTGTGAGCATTGGTTTCGTCCTTGAGTTGGGAACGGAGGGCGGCTTCCGCCTCGTCCGAGATGAGCTGGTCGGTCGCGCGGGCGAACGCGAGTTCAGCCGCGTGCTTCTGCTGCTCCACACCCTGTCCTGCCGCGTACCCCTCGTCATAGACGTGGGAGCGGTAAGCCAGCGCACCGGCAGCGAGACCCGCCGCCAAGAGAACCCCGGCGATGGCCTTGCCGGCCCAGGCGGGCAGCGGGAGCATCAGAGCGTCTCCATGATCTCGTCGACCATGGCGTACAGGTCGCTCAGGGAGCCATCGTTGAGGACGGTAAAGTCGCCGTACTCCTTGCGCACACCGACCTCCGAGGCGTGCGCCGCGACCGCTAAGGCGTCCGGGCGAGCCACGTGGATGATCCGACCGCCGCGTTGGCGGATCGCGTCGGCCTCGTTGTCGAATCGGACGTCGGTGATGACGCTCGACTTCCCGCTGAAGCGCAGGGTTCGCGCGACCTCGTCCATCGCCACGAGGACCCAGATGTTCTCGTTGACCAGCATGCGGCCCCACTCGGTGCCCAGGGTCTGGAGCATCTGACGGGGCGACTTGCCGAGCCAGGGCACCGGGTCCTCTTTCACGAAGTCCAATGCGCGACGGTCGATGCCGATGAGGTTGCAGACGAACTGACGCATAGGCTCGGCGAATGAGACCTGGTGATAGCCGTGGTTCTCCACCAGGTAGCTCCCGATGGTGTCCTTGCCCGAGCGGGCGCGGCCCGTGACGCCGATGAGCGGCAGGTTATTTTGCGAATGCTTGTGCATTGAACGAGATGTCTTTGACCCCAGGCAACGCGTAGCGCACGTCGCCCGTGTCAGGGTTGTAGTCGGATGGTCGGAGAATGCGGGCAAGCACTGCCATGCGGCGGAAGTCCAGGGCCGTCTGGGTGACGTCCTTGTACTTGCCCTTCTTCGGTTCGAGGTAGCGGAGGACAGCGTTGTGCGCCATCTCCTTGAGCGAGCGGCAACCTTCGAGGACGCGCTCGGCGCCGGACTCACCGCAGCCGACGCAGCCGCCGAAGCCGTCCGTCGAGTCGCCCATGAGCGTCTGGTACATCCACTGCCAGTCAGCGCGGGTCTCGGTGATCGTTACGAGCTTCTTCTTGCCCGTGACGTACAGCCGGCCGGGAACGGTCTTCATGTCCTTGTCGTTGGAACAGATGACCTTGTCCTCGCCCGACAGAACACCCATGACGTCGTCAGCTTCCAGGCCGGGATACCACGCGACGCGGGCGTTCTCGAACACCCAGTCTTCCAGCGGCTTGTACTGCTCGGGCTTCTCGCCGCGAGCGCCCTTGTACGGCGGGTAGATCCCACGCCGGAACAGGCCACGCTCTTTCGGGCTCAGGCAGACGATGTACTCGTCGGTGCCCACCGCGTCGCACCAGCCACGAACGATTTCGTGGAACTTCGCCTTCGCTTCCTTGAAGGTCGGGGGCCGGTCGATGACAGTCTCGGCTTCCCAGTCGGTCTCCTCGACCTTGACGACAGTGGCCTTGTAGATGGCCTCGTCGCCGTCGATAAGCGCGATGGTCACGAGAACACGTACTTGACCAGGGCGAGCACAATCAGCGCCGGAACCGACAAAGCCAGAGCGATGTACGCCAAGCAAAAGATCGCAGCAATCACGCGGGCCATCACACGGCCCTCGCTTCGAGGCCCGCGCAGTTCACGAACGTCCACAGCGGATACTTCGCCTTCAGTCGTTGCAGGCGCTTGGCTGACGAGTCGATGCGCCACGCTGCCTTCCCGTTGTCGCCCATGTAGGTGACCGTCATGTACTGCGCGTCACGGTGGTACGCGTCCGTGGTTAAGACACCCCACGGCGTCACGGCGATCTGCGACAGCCCGAAGTCGAAGTCATGCAGGTTCTCCAACGGATTCGTGATCTCGAACGGGTTGAGGTCGATTACGTTGAGGCGCGGGCGCCCGTCGTCAAAGTGGATCTCATACTCGAACTCCTCGACACCCGAGGGGTCCTGCGGCTCGGTCACGTCGAAGCGACCGCCTACGAGGTGCGCGAGATGCTCCAGGCCCGCACGAAATACGCAGCGCCCGGTCATCACGTCGATGTCCTTGACCGGCTTGCCGTGCAGGATGTCGCGCGGTGCGCCACCGGCAATCACGGCGTCCGGATAGACGCGGCGAATCTCGGTGACAAGGTTCTGAAGGTCAGTGAGTTTCATGCCAGTTGTTTCCGATGTCGAATGCACCATCGAGACGGCACCGGAAATTCCAGTGCTCGCCTGCCTTGGTGATTGCGTTCTTGAAGGTCGTGCCGATCAGCTCCGCGTACTGCGGGAGGCACTCTTGCTGTACTTCGTCGTGGACGTTGGCGAGGTAGCCGAAGTGGACGCCGTGGACCAGGCCGTGGATCTCGGTGATCTCTGCGTGGTAGATCGCGAGGGCCTTCTTCATGATGATGGCTCCCGTACCCTGCAACAGCGTGTTCAGCGCAGCATGAGCGTGGCGCACACGGATGCGACGACCATCGATACCCTTCAGCCAGCCTCGCGACTTCGCTGCGGTCTCGATGTCCTTGATGAGCTTGCGGAAGCCCACGATACCGTCGAGCAGCTTGGCCTTGACGACACGGCCGATGGCCTTGGCCGTCTTGAGCTTGCCGCGCACGTGGCACCACACCGGCCACTCCGACACCGGCTTGCCACTGGTCCGCCAGTCGGCGATCCAGATGTTCCCGGCCTTCTCGTCGCCGGCGCCGTATAGGGAGCCGTACAGCAGCGTCTTCGCGCCGTCGCGGGAGAACAGGTCCGTGTTGTCGCGGTTCACCGAGTGCGCGTCGGTGCCGAGCGCCTTGTCGCCGTCGAGCAACTGGCGCGTCAGCCGGCCACCGTCGTACCGCGCGAGGTAGTGCGCAAGCACGCGCAGTTCCAGCCCCTCAGCGTCACATCCGACCTGCTTCATTCCCATACTGGGAATCCAGATGTGCCGCATCTCCTTGTCGATGTTCGCGGAGTTCGGACGCGAGTGCGTCATGCGGCCGGTCACGGCACCGTTCGAGTTCACGTAACCGTGCACCCGATGGTTCTCGTCGGCGTGGTGAATCCAGCCGCCGCCCGTGCCGTTCTTCTTCGGCGGGGAGGCCAACTGGGTCCACTGTTTGTCGACACGGGCGAAGTGGAGCAGCGGCTGCACCTCGGGGAAGTCGAGCTTCTTCAGCACGGCTTCCGTGATGTTCGGGTTGCCCTTCTCCGTGAGCGGCGCACGCCAGCCGTACTTCCGCTTCAAGCGGTTCGCGACGTGGTACTCGGAGCCGGGGTTGAACTCCTGGAGCACGATCTTTGTGTACGGCGCCCCGGCCGTGTACTCACGCCCCTCGCGTTTCATCGTGCGCTTCGGCGTCACCGCGCCGGCACTGACGTAGATCGGCGGGAATACCCGCTGCATCTCTGCCAGGTAGCCGTCCCGGCGCTCCCAAAGCTGCGCGGCGAGCGTCATGGCCTCACGCATATTCAACGGGAAGCCATTCGTCATCTGGAGATCGATGAGGTACGCGACGGTGTGTTCGAGATCGCAGGATTCGCCCCACGTCTGCACGCGCTCCAGCTTCTTGTAGAGCGCGTTGGTCACGGCGATGTCCTGTTCGCAATAGGACCGCATCTCCTCGGAGTAGCGGTCCCACTCGTTGTGGGAGCCTTTCAGGATTCCCATCTCGATACCGTAGGACTCCAGCTTGTGTCCGCCGAGCCGCTCAGGTTCAGCCAGGCGACCCATGACAAGCGTGTCGAGGATCGCGGTGTATGGCATCTCGTAGCCCGTCACCTTCGCCAGAGCCTTCCGGTCGAAGTTGATGCCGTTGTGGGCTGCGGTTTTGCCCCCACGGGCGACGTGGGCCATGAGACGCTCCACGCCTTCCATGAGTGGCGGGTAGTTCGGATCGTGGTCCGTGTAGGTCGTGATGACATCGGAGCCGACAGTGCCGATGGCGAGAACCCAGATGCGTGTGAGTTCGCGCAACAGCCCGTCGGTCTCCAAGTCCCACGTCAGGATGTCCGTGGGGTTGTCGATCATTGCGCCGCCTGGTTCTGCGGCGCGACGTAGACGACGACCTCCACCATCACCGGCTTGCGGTTCTCCTGCATGGCGGCGGAGTAGGCTCGTTCGGCGGCGTTCTTCATCGCCGTGACGAACGGCCGGTCCTCCGTGACTGCGGAATGTCGGTGAATCTGATACTGCTTGTCGGTGATGATGGGTTCGGTCATGTTTCCGGTCTGCAAAGTTGACGATAGAAGGACGCGATGCGCTCCAGTTCTTCTGGTGTCGCGTTCTTCTTGATCTCGTTCGCCCGCCAGGACGTGACGAGCACGTTCCCAGGCACATAGCCTCGGCGCGGGTTGATTCGATCTAGGGAGGGAGATGCAGGACTCGCTCGTCCTGCGGAGACTCGAAGACGCAGCCCCAGGACGGGGCAATGCGTCGGCACAACAACATCAGAGAGGGTCAGCGTGTGGCGAATGCCATCTCGCTTGGCGCGGTAACGGGAGTTGCGAAGCAGCGTGCGTGCGATGTCTCTAGAACGGCAGGTCATCCGACTCGTCGTCGGTGAACATGTCCGGCTCGTGCGGCATCGGCTTCAGGCGCCCCGTCTTCGGGTCGTACTTCAGTCGGTCAGCCGGCCCGGTCTTCCCGCCGCGCCGTACCTTCAGGACACGGAGCTGCGAGATGTCGCGCTCGGACTCATCCTCGGCCTGCTGGTTGCGCTCCTTCGCGACGATGACATCCGGGATCTGCTTGAGCGAACCCGAGCCCTTGATGCTGCTCAGGGACAGCGCAGCGCCCTCCTCGGCTGTGCGGGCGCCCGACTGCTCCTTGCGGACGTGGGCAATCGCGATGACGCTCACGCCCGTCCGTTCGATCATCGAGCGGAGCTTCGTGAGCAGGTGGTCCTGGCCTTCGAGGTCCAGGCCCGTCGTGGCGATGGTCAGGTGGTCGAGGTAGAGTTGCTCGGCACCGTTGAGCGCCATGAACTCCATCTTGTTCACCAAGCCGTCCGGGTCGGTCGCGCCGAAGTGGTCATACGCCTGGTAGTTACCGGCAGCGAATAGCTTCTCGTAGCTTGCTTGCCACTGCGCATCCGTTAGGAGATCCGGGTTGTCTTCGAGATCCTCGGCCGGGATGTTGTGGTCCAAGGCCACGAGGTACTTGCCCGTGTCCTCCACGGACTCCTCCAGGAACAGCGCCCCGACCTTCTTCCCTTCGCACAACGCGGCATACATGAACTCGCGAGCGTCAGTCGACTTACCGACGCCGGTCCCTGCGGTGATGAGCCACAGTTGGCGCGGGCGAATGCCGCGAGTCATTTCGTTCAGTAGCGGGTACGGCGTCTGCCATCCGGGAGCCGCCTTCGCCTTCAGCCGCTCGGGCGTGAGGTCCTCACCAGCAATCACGCCATCGGGTCGGTACGCCTTCGCCTCCCAGGTCGCGTCGACTACGGCTTTCGGGCCGTGCTCGCGCAGGAGGTCGTTCGCGTCCTTCAGCTCGTGCGGCGTCGTGATGAACTTCACGCGGCCCGGCGGGAGGATCGCAGCGCACGCCGCGACAGCTTCACGGCCGGGGTCGTCGTTATCGAACCAGAGGACGATCTCCTCGTAGCCTCGGAGCCACTCGATCTGAGCAGCGAGCGACTTAGCCGCGCCCTGAGCCCCGTTCGGCACGGAGACCACCGGCCACTTCAGCGACAGCGCCTGGGCCACGGAGAGGCAATCGATCTCGCCTTCCGTCACGATGACCTTCTTGCCCGTCGTGCGCCACAGGTGCTGACCGAAGAGGCCCGCGTGCTTCAGCTTGCCGACGACTACGAACTCCTTGTCGGCGTTGCGCAGCTTCTGGGCTACCGGGCTTCCGGCGGAATCGCAGTACGTCGCGATCTGGACAGGGACCCCGTCGCGGTCTTCACCCACGAGGTAGCCGTACTTTCGGCAGGTTTCCTCGGCGATTCCGCGCTTTCCAAGCGGGCGATACTCGCCGCGTAGGAGTCCCGTGCTCGCAGTATCCGCGTCCGCCATTCCGCCAGTGACTCGTGATCTCGGCGCGGCATTGTTGCCGGGTTGAACAGTCGCACCACAACTGAAGCAATGCGTGTGACCATCGTCATACTCCGCGTTGGCGTCGGACGATCCGCAGTTGTCGCACGGACCCTTCGACACGAGGTTGGATTCGGATTCGTGCGTGTGGGACATCAGACTCGCTTCCCGTTTTCCAGCGTCCGCACGATCTGCTTTGAGACGAGCGTGTAGGTGCGCTCCTCGACCACCACGCGCGGCGTCCGCGTGGAGCGCGAGATGTTCTTCGCGAGTGCAGTCGTCGGAGCTTGGTTGTCGTAGGAGTACAGGTCCTCGCCGGTTGCCGGGTCAACGGCAACGTACTTCTTGATCGTCTCGCTCATCGCGCACCGCCCTTTCGCTTCGGACGCGCGTTGACGAGGTTGAGGAGTTCGCTGTGGGTCACGAGGCGGCGCTCGCCGCGACCACGCAGCTTCCACATGCCATTGACGCCTTGCTCGGCGAAGTAACCACGGAAGCGAATGGTTGCGGGGAAATTCTTCTGGGTCATGCTGATTCCTTGAGATGCGCCTTATCTGCGGCGGGATATGCGGTGAAGTTCGGGTAGTGGCGCGAGAAGGTCGTCTCGCACTCTTCGTAGATTCGGGAGGCTCGGGCGTAGTCGCCGGCCTCCAGTGCCTGATCCAGCGAACACCCGGGCTGGACCAGGACGTCGCGGTAGCGGCGCATTACTGCGGGTTGATCCAGATGACGTTGCGGGCGTCGCGCAACGGATCGTCTTCGGGCCACGCGTGCGGGTCACAGGCGTGCGTCGCGCATCCGTCGAGGAACGGGCCGTTGAAGACGCAGCCCTCGCACGACGAGTCAGCGCCGTTGTCCACTGCGCGGTAGGTGTGGTGCGTCGTCTTCATCACTTCACCAGCGAGTAGCGAACGTAGATCTGGCCCGTACAGTCGCGACGGCGGAGCTTGTCGATGATGTGGCCGGCGTCCCGGATCTCGGTGATCCGACGCGACAACGAACGAACACGGTGAACTGCGTTGGCTTCCACGTTTGTGATGCTGCCCACCGACTGGAGATGACGGAGGATGGTCTGAGCTTGCGGGGTGAGTTTCATGGTCTGCGTGTCTTTCATCAGGGAGGGAGTTGAGAGCCGGCGGCTTCTGGAGCCGGTGCCGCCGAAACCGGTAGGTGTCACTGCGCGGGTTGCTGCGGGACCGTCGACGGATCGACTTCCGCGCCGCCCGGGATGACCGGCGCCGGACCGCGCACAACTTCCTTCAGCGCGGCGGCGACCTGGCGCCCTTGGCGCGTTGCGTTGCGATGGCTGTTCGCTTTCGACACGAGGGCAGCGGCTTCCTTGAGCGCTTGCTCGCACTTCTTCTGTTCGCGCTCGGCAGCGGCTTCAATGACAGCGGCGAGCTTCGCCAACAGGCGGAGGAGGATCTGGATCATGGGAGTTCTCGGATGTAGATGCGGATGTGGGGGTCTTCGCCCAGAGCGGGGAAGCGCTTGCGGACTGCGAGCTGCATGATCTGGCGGTCGTCTTCCCACCAGCCCTCATCGGTTAGGGTGTCCATCACGCCTTTCGCGAAGTTGTCGACGTCTCCCATCGGCGTCGTGAACTTCGACTTAGCGATAGGCTTGCAGACGAACTCCAGGATTACTTCGAGTTCGCCCGTGTATTGGGAGTCCAGCTTGGGGAGCGCCGCCGCGATGGCCTTCTGATAGACCTTGTACGCAGCGGGCATGTAGGTGCTGCCGAACTTCGTCACACGTGGACGCGGCGCCGGGGTCGGCACCACGCCCACACGCAGGTCAGAAGTCCTGATCGTCACTCGATTTGCCCGAGCCTTCCGATTCGTCTTCGTCCAGCGACGGCGTGCCAGCGTCGACCTCGTAGTCCTCCGACTCGTCTTCGAAGCCGAGATCCGACTGAGCACGGCGCTCCAGGAGCTTGATGCCGTTGAGGTAGAGCGTGACGCCCTTATTGCTGCCCGTGTCGTACTCGGCAGCAGCAACCGACATACGACCGTAGTCGCCGCTCTTCGCGGTTTCCTTCAGAGTCGTCTTGCCGTCAGCAGCCTTCTGCTCGGGCTTCTGCTTCGACTTGGCCGTGATGACCCAGAAGCCGCGCAGGCGCTCCTTCTTGTCGTTGCCTTCTTCCGCTGCCGCGTCGGCCAGCGCCGAGCCGTCCTTCGCCGGCTTTGCGTCCGCCTTGCCGCGTGCAGCCTTGTGGAGTTCGTTGAGCTTCTTCGCGAAGTCGTCGTTCTCCTTCACGCCCTGCTCCAGCAGGATCGCGCACTTGAACTTGCCCTTGCCGTATTCCGAGTTGTCCGGCTTGTCGAGCCACGCGTACTGGAAGACGCCCTTCGGCGTCACGAACTTTCCGACGATCTTGGACTTGCCTTTCTTTGCTTCAGCCATGTGTGAGTGCTTTGTGTAGATGTGAAAAAGCCCGCTTGCGCGGGCCGGGGGATGTCAGGGTCGTCACCCTGTGGGGGATTTATTGACGGACAGGCAGAGAATCGACGCCAATCAGACCGGCGTCGTCGAGATCGTCGATGTCGTCATCGATGCCCACGGCACGCAACGCTTGCTCAGCGGCAAGCCATGCGGCGTCCGATGTCGCGAACACAACGTCAGCCAGGCCGATGTCCCATTCGCACCAAACGCGAAACACTTCGCTCACTGCTGCTCCGTGATCGTCGTCTCACCGACCTTCGTCGCGTTCGAGATGCCCCGGATGCTCGGGATGACCTCGCCTTCGCGGATGACGAACAGCGTGCCGTTGTAGGCGTGTCGGTAGATCGTCACCTTGCGCTCCACCATCTTCGGCGGGAGCTTGCCGGCGACGAGGTTGCGCTCCGGGCGGAACTTGTGGGTGCCGTCGAGGTTGTAGCGCGGCGTCACGCGCTCCTTGCCTGCCTCGTCGCGCAGCGTGACGTCCATGCGGTTGTGCCCGCGCACGAACTTCACGTCGACGACGGTCTCGCGCGTGTGCGGTGTGTGGAACTCCGAGCCGCCGATGAACTGTTCGAGGAACGTCTTCGCGGGAACTGCCGGGACCGCTGCCAATACAGCGGGTTTCACGGACCGCTTGATCTCGCCGCGAACCACGAGCTTCGCGTCCGCCAAGGCCGCGTTCTCGCCGTTCGGCCGGAAGCAGTGATATCCCGACCCCAGGGCACCCTCCACAACGACGCGGCTCCAACTTGCGTGCGGCGCGATCAACACGACTCGCCCTTCGCGCTTTTCCCCGTGCTTGACAACGAATTGCGTACCCGCGTCAAACGCCTCCTTTACTTCCTGGAGCGTCTTGAAGGGCAGCGGGTAGATTTCTGCGACCGCAGACGCAGCGTGTTGCAGCCTGACGGTCTGCATGTGAATCGATTCGAACGTGCCGTCCGGCTGAACGCCGTAGTACGCGGAGCCACGCTCGGTTGTCACTGCCACCGTGGAGAGCCCCACCTCGGAGCGCATACTGGTGACGGGAAATCGATCCCCGTTGGAGTTGACGATCTCGAATTTCACGCCCGACCGATAGGCAGCGATGAGGGCGGTCTTGGTGGTGTAAGTCAGCTTGGTCATGGTGTCGTAATCAGGGTCAAATATGAAGCGAGTAGTTGCAGCCAACTCGCTTTACTCTCAGGAAAAGAAAAACTCGGACTCCAGGACGCGCTCTACGTCCAGGTTGCCGAGCGGCGGTACTTCGGGAACATCCGGGCACCCCGAGTGCTTGATGACGGACTGCCGCCATTGCTCCAGGGTGTCGCTGTTGTACAGCGCGACGAATTGCTGCTTCGTTGCTTCCAGGAGGACGTCGCTGTTCTCGGCGTGACAGCCGAACGAGTCATGCACGAACGCCAGGTCGCGGACGCCACGGCGCTTCATCTCGACGCACACGAGCGCGAGGTGGGCAGCGTCGAACGAATGGACCACGTTCGGGGCCGCGCCGAGCTTCTGCTTGCCTGGCTTGAAGCCAGCAACAGGCTCCTCGTAGCGCAGCATCACCTTGCCGTGCAGCGTGTCGATGCGCTTCTCGGCGGTCTTGTAGTACGCCTGCTTCCCAGTGAAGCCACTCGGCGTATCCCACACCAGCGGAAGCCCGCGCTCCTCCAGGAACACAGCGACCGAGCGGAAGTAATCCATCGCGCGGCGCGGGGCCTCAATGGACTCGTCCAGGGCGCCGACGATCTTCTGCGTCAGGTAGTCGGCGGCGGCGTAGCGTTCCTTCCCGTTCTCGATGTGGTCGGCAAAGCCGTCCTGGATCAACTGGGTCAGGATGCCGCGCTCCGACACGCCGTAGGGCGTCGTCATCACGGCCCGCTTCACGGTCTTGCGTTCGACCTTCCCGGCCCACTGCGAGGCCGTCGCTGCCGTTGCGCTGTTCACGGTGTCGCGCTGTACGTCGGCCATCACCACTTCGGCGACGTCCTTGTAGATGTCCTCGCGATTGCCGGTCGGGAGCACGTTGACGCGCACAGCGGACTTCTCGTCCTTCATGAGCGCTGCGAGATGCTGGATGCCCGAGCACGTCGCGTCGTAGCGGCAGACCATGCGGGACTCGTGCCCCTCGCAGGTGCCGTTCGCCAGCATGAAGTCGCACACACGCTTCACCTCGGAGCATGCCGCCAGGAATTCCCAGGGCGAGTCGCACGTCGACCAGAACTCGAACGCCTTGTGGTCGTCCAGCGGATCGGTCGCGACGGCGAGGATGCCTTCCAGATGATCCAGGGTCCACTGCGCACGCTCGTCGAGCGGCAGCTTGTCCTGCCCGAAGTAGTTCGCGACGTTCACGCGCATCCAGTACCAGCCTCGGTCCGTGATCGCTACCGGCTCCGAGAACTCCAGGAGCCCCTTCACGAGGCTATCGCCTTGCGTGTGGAGGTCCTGGGGACGCGGGTAGAACCGGCCCCGGAAGTCCGCGTAGTGCGGAAACCAGAGCGCCGGGAAGTCGGCCAGCTCCTCGGCCATCTGGAGTAGCCCCCAGAGCTTCAGGCGCATCCCGGCATTGCGTGCGTTCTCCGTGTGGATGCGCTCGCGCTCGCGGATGTGCGTCTTGAACTCAGGGGACGTCTTGTCCAGGTGGGCCGGGTACTCCGGCAGCGGGATCTCCTCGGCACTCGGGAAGCCCGAGACCTCCAGGCCCCGCACCTTGCACCCCATCGCGACGTCCAGGACGTCACGGTTGATGCGCCAGCGAGTCTTCTGGATGTGGTTGAGGGCTTCGAGGTGCGCCCCCTTCAGCGGAGCATCCAGCGCCGCCGTGTGGGCGTTCGAGAATTCCGTGGACTTCACGGCGTCGGTCTTCAGCGTCAGGTAGCCGCCTTGCAGCTTCGTCATGGTTTCAGTATCCAGTCAGCGTCTTCGGGGTGCCCGGATGGGCATGGGGTGTTACGCGGCGCGGCCTTCGGCTTCGATCTGCTTCGCCAGCTTCTTGAACAGCTTCGCCGCTTCGCGTAGCTCCGACGACGAAAACCACTGCGCATCCACCTCCACACGGATCGGATACTTGGAGCCGTCGTCATGGAGGGTGATGGTTGCGCCCGCGTTGGCGCGGAACTTCGCGTCACGGGTCATGGCGAGGTCGTTGATGGTCTTCTTGATCGTGCTCATTGCGGTTCCTTGGTGTCGAAGTGTTCCAGGACTGCCTCCGCGACTGCGAAGGCCAGCTTCTGTTCGTACTGCGCGTCGCCGACCCGCACGGGCACCGGCAGCTTCAGGTCGATGGTCTTGTCGCCGACCGTCAGCGTCGCGCGGCGATGATCTTGGGTTTGCATAGGGGCTCCTTATAGCCAACTCGCTTTACATCTGGGCGCAAAAATCCTGTGGCTCGCAGATCATGGGAGCCAGGAAGGGGCGTTGTAATTCGCAGGTCTGTTGAAGGGAATCGGTCAGGGCTAGGGCGGACTCGGTCATCCCGAATACCAGCTTGGGGAACTTGCTCCCCTCGTCGCGCTGCTCTTTGACCTCGAACCAACCGTTGGACTCCACCAGGAGCGCCATGACGGCCGACCCGATGTGGACTTTCTGCTCGTGGGTCCAGTCGAGCTTCACGAGCGTCTGAGTCTTCTTGGACCACTTGTCGAACACACGCTTGTCGATGTCGCCCTTATTCCGGCGCAGCATCAGCTTGAACATGTTGATGCCGTCGATTGCGTGTTCCTTGCGGTACTTCTCGGCGTCGCGCTCGGCCCGCATCCACTCCTGGTATTCCAGCTCGTGGCGCAGGCGGGCGGCGCAGGAGACCCGGACGCCAGTCCAGCCGGCATCAACGGGATTCGCCAGGGCCGTGAGGACGGCACATGCAGCAATGGTCTCCGCATCGAGCGCACCGAACACGGCAGTCGCGTCCGCGATGCGCTTCGTGTTCGGGTCTTCGAGCTTGTCGGCGTACTCGGCCTGCTTCGCCGTAACCGCCGCCACCATCGGGCCAATCAGCTCCGAGGCAATGCGTTGTCCATGCTGGACTTCGCCGAGGTCTCGGGAAGTCGTCGTGCCATCCTCTTTGTCGCGGACGAGGGTCCGGCGATAGCGGTCGATGCCGCGCTGGACCTGGAAATGCTCCCAGGCCCGCTGCGCGTCGTGATCGAACGCGCCTACAGGCAC